AAACACCACCTTCGGTATTGACGCTTCCAGAAATACCGCTGCCGACAGTGCTTGCCCTTTTAACATAAGCACCAGTGGTGTCAGTTCCTAAAGTAACGGAATTACTGACAATATTACTTGTCAAAGTGACATTTTGACTTCCATCAAAAACAACAGAGCCACTTACATCTCCACTTAATGCAATGGTCACTCCAGAACTTAAGGCGCCTGCAAAAGCCACAGTTCCACTGGCCAATGTATTAACTGCATTTCCCACAAAGGCAGTGGTTGCAATTTGAGTGGTTGAAGTGCCAGCGGTTGCAGTGGGCGCAGTTGGAGTGCCAGACAAGCTGGCGTTAACAACTGCCGCCTTTGCATTCAATGCAGATTGCAAACCATCTACATTGCTAATAATGTGATTATGAGAATCATCGGCAACAACTCCAGTGATGGTAACATTGCTGCTGCCATTAAAAACAGCACTACCACTTAAATCACCCGCCAAGCCAATGCTCACTCCAGATGCCAATGCAGAGGCGGTATTGGCATTGCCACTAATGGAAATGCCCCAGGTGCCTGTTGCACCACCGCCTGTTTTAGTGGGGGCGTCATTCGCAATTTCACTATTGACAAATGCAGTGGTTGCTAATTGAGTGGTATTAGTGCCCACTGGTGCAGTGGTCCCAGAAACATGACCAGTGAAAGTGCCTCCGCTAATAGGGATGGCATTAGCCGCTAAGTCATAAGCGCTTTTAACAGCACTTGCAGTGGCCGCTAAGCCACTGCTTGTGCTGTTAACACCGTTATAAAGTTGAACAATGCCAGCCGCAGCAGTATTGCCAGAAATCAGGACATTGGAAGTAAGCTTTGTCGTTCCACTGTTAAGAATTCCCAGCACCTGGTTGGGCGTTAGATCTTGTGGATTACCACCAGCAACAGCACCCTTAATTGTCAAAGCCGTCATATCAGACAGCTTTAAATTGCTAACAGAATTATCTGCAATTGTTGCGTCGTTTAAAACAGAGAAAACAAGAGGATCAGTGTCAAGAACGGGATTATTTGTAACTTGAGTAAATTGAAGATTGCCATTTGTTGTGCCACTCTGCACAAACATAAAAATACCAGTCTTCACCTCTGCGCTACTATTAGCATCATCTGTGCGAGTAAACACTGCGCTAATGCCAGGCGCTGCTGCGGTTGTTAATGCATAGATGCCATTTTGAGATGCAGTAGTTTGATCCTTGACTAATACTCGCGTGCCGACATTGGTAATATTTACTCCGTCAAAAGAAGGAGTGCCAGTTCCTGTTACTGTAAGCGTAAAAGCAGGACTGCCCGCATAAGTAGAAACTACATTGGCTGTAGTAGCCGCAATTACTGCTTCTTTAATACTTAAACCAGCACTAACTTGATCTACGTAAGCACGATTTGCGGCGTCAGTCGCACCAACTGGCGAACCTACATCGGTAATACGATAATTATTGACACTTACATTCTGAGTGGCGCCACCAAGGATATCATCGGGGCTTGCAATGATTGCAATGTCGGTGCCATCAGTTGTTACGCTAATAGTGCTATTTCCAGCTTTTACACCTTTAATTTCGCCTCGAAATTCATTGGCCACCTCTACGGTGTCGTTTACAATAAGACTTTCACCGCCAACGCCAACGTTGGTAACGTATTTCAATCCACCAATACCTTTTAATGCTTGTTGAGCCGTGTCTGCGCCAGTGCCACCTTGGCTAATGGAAAGAGCAGTTGTGAGACCGGTTAATCCAGTAATATCACTATTGCTTCCTGCTTTTGCTGCTCCCAAATTAGAGCGGGCACTAGACGCTGTGCTTGCGCCCGTACCTCCTTTGTTAACTTCAAGGGGAGAAGCAGAAGCTAGGTCGTTAATATTGATTTGAGACGCGTTGACGCCAATCGTCACGTCTACACGATTTTCGCCACTATTATCAACACCGCTAACCGTAGCCGCAGTGCCGGCGATAAAATTCAATTCTTGCCGCGCTCCAATTTCGCCGCCACCAGATGAAACGATGGTACGCTGAGTGGTTGTATCATTAACCACTGAAAGGGTGAGCGTATTGTTTAAATCGTTATACGATGCATTGATGCCAGTGCCACCAGAAGTGAGCGTAGCGACTACATCCTGCAAGTCCTCTTTCAAGGACGCATACGAAATTTTCTTTGTTACGCCTAGCGACGGATTTGTAGTGTTATCAACAATTACAAATACGTCTTCGTTATTGGGAGTGACAAGCTCAACAAGCTCCGAAATCAACCGTGTTTGAGCCATGAATCAAGAAGCTCCGCTAACTTTAATTTCCTTGAATACTGGTATCGTAGCACTATTACTAGACTCTCTCGTCCAAAAGAATGGCCTCAATGTTTGACCGTTTGAACCAATCGCGTAAATCTCGACATTATTCCTATAGACGCCAACATCTTCTGAAATGCCGTTTCGTCTAATTTCAATCAAGTCATCACTCCTTAAATAGACTGGACCGCCACTAATTGTGATATCAATAACATCGCCAATCAGCGACTGATTGTGACTAGAAGCAAGCCTGATCTTGTCTTCCCCAGAAGTGGTGACATAGTACTTGGTATTAAGCTGCAGCGGAGAAGGAGGACTTCCGCTATAGATGACCACTGCATCACCGTTGCTATAGCCATGTCCAGATATGGTAAGCGTATCAAAGCCAATATCAGTTGATGTGGACTGACGATTTTTTTGAATGAAACCAATTGTGCTACCAGCACAACAAATGTTAATCTTGTTGCTTACCAAGTTATTTTCAGCAAAGCTAACGCAATAAACTCCGTAACTTTGTCCATCATCGCTAATTTCTTCTGTTGAAGACCAAGAAGAAATAGAGGAAATGTTATCTGCAGTGGCAAGTCCAATTGCCGTGGTCCCTACAGTGTCCCCAGAAATACCTACATCGAACAATTCAGGATCCACCTTGAAGCTAAGGCTTCCATTCCTCGGGTCTTGATCTGGATTTTGAAAAATTTGCGTGCCTATGCAAAATGCATATGCATAGTCTTGCGTTTCGTTTGGAAGACCGCTTGATGCGACATTAATAATAGAGCTGCCGTCCGCCATGCTTTTACCTTATCGAAGCCCGTAATTAAGGAATACTCGCACTTCGGGAGATGGGCTAACAATATTATAGGTGCCAGAAGTGCTACAACCATAAGTCAACATCCATTCCGCCCTCTTTTCGCTAAATGACAACGGAATTAGCTTGTCTTGAATACGTCTGGCGGCAATAATGACGGCGCCTTGGTCAATTGGCCGGGCACGCGAAGCAATTGCTTGATCAATTACCAAATCATAAAATGCGGTGCCAAAATCACCGGGCACAATTCCCTTTCCACTAAAACCAGTGAAAACGCTGCCTCCCTTCGTCTCACTTATTTTGATGCTTGAAACGCTTGGAATAGAGACAATGTAATAAGTATTAAGACCAATTACAAACCTAAAGCCAAGCTCCAAAGTGTGCTTACGAGAAAGCGAAAGAGTGCCATCTCCTGCGATTGATTCGATTTGATAGTCCTCGTTTGTCACAGGAAAAGTAAATTTACTATCGTATTCGGTGCTAATTGCTTCTCGCACTAAATCATAAATTCTTGTCAAATCAATTCTTTCGCCCTTGTTACTTCCCGCATAAAAAGTTGCAAGCGTCTTTCCAGCTACCACTTGACGCAAAGTAAAGTTGCCTTCAATTGTGCCCATGTCAGTAGTTGTATAAGGCTCTTGCGCAGACAGCGGCAGAGCATCAGGAGTCTCAGTAGTAATTGCAATTACATTGCCGCCGGAATCAAATCCAGTAAGCAACGATTCCGACACCCCATAGTCGCCAGGATTATTCCTTGGAAGTGTGCCATTAATATGGCCCACTTCCTGCTCTAAATCTCTAAAAACAGGATCTTTAATAACAGCAATTTCAGTGCGATAATTTGCAAATACATCCATTGATTTAGGAAGTGCTTGCTGGCTATTCAAAATTTGATTTGCAGCAAAATCCACCCCCCTCAAGCCAAAAACAGGAAAGAAATGTGCCGCCTCGGAACCACCATAAACTGGCCCAATTTCACGTCCTTCAGAAATATCAGCAGCACGCATGTCTGCTTTTTCTGTTTCGCCCCCATCAATTTGAAGGCTTAGTCCATATTTAATAATGTATTGCGGCTCTACAAGGTATCCAGTATTGCTGATTTCAATGGTAAATGGCAATGATGGCGTGCCTAGGCTTGGGGCATCTAAGCTGTCGGGAATCAACAGCTCATGCATTAACACCCAGCGTCCGCGTGGGATTTTGCTAACCGTAAC